TAGATTGTTTTGGGATTATCCTCAAAATATGTACACCACAGCGTCAACAAATGCGGTGTGGATAGATAATCAATCTCCGTATTATGCTATACCAAATTATTATAGCACCGCGTCAGATACAAGCAGACCATTAAATCCGACATTATATTCAGCTTCGGTATCTGTAGTTGATAATGTGTGGTTGTCATATTATCCTACTGGGTCGGTGGAAATTTTAGCATATAATTTCCCAGTAGCTATAGACCCCAATTTTACTACATCGTTTAGTACGTCAAGTTGTTCGTGGATATCGTCATCTGTGTATCCATATCATTTTAGAGAGTTAACTTACCAACAAAATATTGATGCTACAAAGTATGGCCCAAATAAATTCAAGAATAAGAAAATACGAAAAGTAGAATATGATGTAGAAGCTAGGTTTGATTCTGATAACCGGTCCACTAGTTTGCCGGGATTATCTGTTTCAGGAGAATCTAATCAACTTGGATTTTTCATTGACCCACAAGATTCCAAAAATAAAGACATTCTTCGATATCTCGGCAGAAATGGAATTATGGAACTCATAGGAGACCCATCTAACATTTATAGCGATAAGTATTATGGCTTAATAAACAAAAACGTTGAATACAATTCTACTGGTAATAAGAAAACTTTATTCAATGAACTTTTGACCGTGTATAAGTTTTATTTTGATAAATCTATATTTCAAGCAATTAAGAATATAGTTCCTGCTCGTTCAAATATATTTACGGGAGTAGTTATTGAACCAACCATTCTTGAACGTCCTAAATATCAAAACAGAGAAATAACTTCTAGTTTAACTACTACTCAAAATAGTGTTGCAACAATAGACAACATCTACACATTTTCCGAAGATTGTTTGTGGGCTAACTTTAGTCTTGATTGGATGAACTACGCTTCATCGTCAGCGAATTCATTGGATTTAACTACCTTGCCCCCGAGTTATAATCACACGTTTGATTTGACCTACATTAATGACCCAGTTAGAATATATCCTGATAATTTCTTTGGTGGATATGTTACGGATTTGATGGATGATATTCAACAATCTACTTACGCAGATTATGAAAAACTCATTCACGGATGGGATAGATATTTTACCGATGGAGTTACTGATACTAGAGTTCGCGGGTCAGTAAGTAGGCAATTACCCACAGACTTATGTGTAATTGGTCCACACCATGAAACAGCAGAACCACAATATGATGAATCTATTAACAGAAACGACCATCAGATTTTGTATTACATGATTAAGGTTTGGGAGAAATACGATATCTTTAAGAAGACAGGAAACTACGTCCGTAGTGATAATCCAGCCGCTAATACATACGCTTCAGCATCTACATATTTATACAAATATGTTATAATTGATGAGAGATATATGAGAACGTTGGCTTATATCTATGATGGAACCTTAAGTACTACAGACCCATCGACGGATTATTTTGCTCCAAATTATATTCATTATGGTAGTACATTTAGAGGAACCCCAAATCAGATAGTAAGTAACGTAGTTGCTACAAATATCAATCCGTTTAATCCAGCTGAGTTTGACCTTGTTATGGTTAATAGTCCTGTGTATTTTGAAATATCTCATGGATACCCAAGAAACCATTATATTCATAAAGTTCAACTTTTTACTAACGATAAACACCCAACATATGTATCTCCAACTGTTAATGTGATTTATATCAAAGGAAGACAGACCATTAAAACCACCATTAATGAACGTGGAATTGATGACGGAACTTATCCAGTACAATCATTTAATACAAGTAATGTTAATGTAATGAATACTAGCAATGTTATTGCTTCTGTTCCTTCCGTTAATGCTGGGGTGACTGCTCCTCCTAGTTCTCCTATTTCTCAAACATTAACGACAGCACAGATATCACCGACACCGGTTGTTCAGACTCCAATAGTTAAAATAAGACTTGTAACGGTTGGGGCTGGGTCAATGGGGAGTGGTGGTACCAATATGTATTTTGTTAATGATAGCGGAGGAATCACCCGTCATAGTGGTATAAAACCAACTCCAGCACAAATTACTGACCTTAAGAGTGGAAAGATAGTAACAATCAATGGCGTTAGATACCAACAATTTATTATGGCTAATCAGTTTCGTGTTTAATATGGGAAATAAAGAAACAAAAACCCATTTAAGAGAATACTTATAGTATAGAAGAGAGATTATTTATATGGCATACATCGACAATCAAACAATAACAGTAGATGCGATTCTTACTGGAAAAGGTCGTGAGCTTCTCGCTCAGAACGGCAACTTGAATATAACCAGTTTTGCTTTAGCAGACGATGAAATTGATTACACATTATATCAGCCCAACCACCCAAATGGCAGTGCGTTTTATGATATAGCAATTCGTAACACACCGGTATTTGAGCCGGTATCTGATGAAACACAGGTTATGAAATATAAACTTGTAACCTTAAATCAAGGTGTGGCATCAGTACCTGTAATTAGTATTGCTCAAGATAAGATTTCTGTATCAAGGGACTTTACGGGCAATATTGTGATTTCTCCGAGTACCAATCCAGCGTATAATCTCACGCTTGGATATACGGCAATTCTTGGTAACAAAAATGTTGGTGTGTTAGTTGTTCAACAGTCCAATTCTATCAATTCCGTTTCAAGTACTATTCCTACGTTTGCTGGTGATGTAAATACTACAAGTGCTCAGGTAGTTGTAGGTCAAAGTTTCCTCTTTATTCCAAACAGCAGTTTGAGTAAAACTACCAGCACGACTTTGACTATTATTGGAAATGAAAGTGGTGGAAGTCTTAGTATTGAAGTAACCGTAACAGTTCCAACTACTACATAATAAGGTAATATATGATATTTAATCAATTTGAAGATGCTGACATAGTAGCTAGTAAAACAAGTCGTATTGCTAGTGGATTTTGGCCGAACGGAGAAACATTTTGGAGTCAAAGTGCTTTGCTTGATAATTTTTATGATTTGACTCAATCAGCAGTTACACCCTCTCCTTCGTATGGAGCGTCAATTTATGATATACGAAGGACGATGTATTATGTTGATGTGTTTCCTAATCAAGATTATAAGGATAACAATGACCCATATTTGTCTGTGGCTTACGGTAATTTCTACGGAGAATTGGGTAGTGGTTCATTTAATTTAGATACTGGAAGTATCAAAGCATTTGCTCCAAAAGCAATTTATACTCAATATAAGAACCTTCTCTTGGGAAGTGCTGATATCGATGGTAAATTTAGTTTCAAATCGGGGAGCACTTCTAATCTTTCTACTCTTAATGCTGACGACATTTTTGTTATGAATTTTTCATCATATAAGATGAAAAATAAAGTAGATGAAGGAATATTTGAAATTACTTTAACGGGGTCGGTTGGCTCTATAACACTTCGAGATGACTCTCCGTTCTTGACTCAAACATCTAACGTATATAATTTGATTCCTGGCTCTATCAGTGATTCTACATCTACAATACCGCCATATCCAGGATTGGGTTTACTTTATCCTAATGATGGTATAGTAATATTCAATGCTCAGATTTTGGATAAAATTGTAGGATTGGGATTAACTACAGCACCCATAACTTCTTCATCTGGACCAGTATCTCTTTCACCAGCGAATTACAGTACTGGAAGTATTCGTGGTCTTATGCTTGGTACACCTCTCGCTATGTGGGGAACTACAGTAAATCATAAAGTATTTTTCTGGAGTATTCAAAATGCGGCAGGCTCGATGAAGGTTCGTAAGAGTGAATACGTTCCAGCAAGACATTATTTCGTCCGTGTGAAGAATCGTGATTTTAACTATTCCAACAATCCTACATACGTGTATGATGGAACAGACGGAATACACGCTAAAGGAACGATATACAATCAGGATTTCATTACTGATCCAACAACATATATCACGTCCGTTGGATTATACAATAATAACAATGAATTGGTAGCTATAGGTAAGTTAAGCAGACCAGCATTGAAAACTTTTGACAATGAGCTATTGATTAAGGTCAAGTTGGACTTTTAATATCACACTGTTAATATCGGTTTGGTTAATACTGTCGTTTATTCTAAATAATAGAATAGACGACATTATTGTTTTAAGAACATAGTTTCCCTATATTTATTAATGAAATGCAGAAATTTTTACATACTGACGATACTCAGAATACTCCATTCATTGCTACAAAGGAATGGAATTTATCTAATGTAAATAATACTGATTTGATTGAGTTGGAGCACAATGAAAACACTGTAGCTTTAGAATTTGTAGATTATACTCCTACTATTCCCATTTTTGATGATGGTTGCAATATCGCTTCTGAGCAACAAATTCTGGATAGGGCTATTTATCGATATGGAATGAAGGGGTCTGGAATCTTCTATCCTGACCAAGAACCCACCAATCGGGATGGTACTTTTCAACGTGTAGTATATTCTCAAATTATAACGATGTTTTACAACACGTACCGTGACCCAACAAAAATGTGGGGAATGGAGAAGTTAGATTTTGACTTATCAAAGACAAAGAAATTCATTACAGATAAGTTTTCAGTAATTGACGTTCCAACTTCTGTTTTTGGACAAAAGATGTTAGAAAACACGGTGGTAATGATTAACAATCGTTCCGATAATGAATACGTTATTTCCGACGATGGAAATAATAACTTGTTTGCTGGTACCAACTTATTTTCTCACCAACAAGAAATAGGTGATTTTTCTAATGTGTTTAATTCGGGGAGTAAT